CTTAAGCGACATTACGTTGTTTGAAATACAACCAGGTTTAAGAAAGAACGGTAGGTTCTCCAACACGGATTTGATCTTGTCCAATACCTCTTTAGTGGTTGAGGCAACGTTAGCAACAGCTAATACGTTTTTATCAGTATGGAATACTAGGTACCATGCAATGAACACGCCCGACATAACGGTCTTACCAATCTGTCGTGATGCCATTAGGCAATTGAATCGGCTATTCTTGAAAGACCTGATAATCTCTTCTTGGTAATCTCTTAGTGTGATTTGTTGGATTCCATCCTCTGTCATTACTTGAGCGTAGTTTGACGCGAAGTAGACTGGATCGTGCTTGCAACGCTTAATCTCCTCAAGCTCTTCCGGTGTGTACTCAAAAACAATATTTGCTTTCTTCCACACTGGGTCATTATCTTTGAATGGCGAGTTTTTGATGGTCTTGATATCAATCATACCATTCTCAAAGTCATCTAGAAGTTTTTGAACCTTCTCTGTCGTCCAAATTGCACTGTTCTCCTGATCTAGATTGGAGAGTTTCATTTGGGTTCGACCTCCGCTGTTTGCTATAAAGTCTCTCATATTAATGAGTTAACGTCATCTAAGAAGTCTATGGTATCATCATCCTGTATCACAGCGTTTGAAATTCCGCGTTGAGCCATAACCTCTACTTTTTTGGATGGGTGAGTTAAGTGTCTGGTGTCAGACAGGTCCTCCTCAAACTCGATTGCGTCAATCTCTTTTATTAGATTTTTTGTGCCGGCTGTTATGTAATAGTCGGTTGTGCTTGTCGGTAGAGACCGTTGAGATGATTCTGGATTGGTATCACGTTGAGTGATTTCCTGATTCATCTTACGATAGGTATCCTCTAGGAATAGCATATAGTTTGCTTGGGTCTTAACGACCGTTGTTAATTTATCCTGTAGTTGCCCAAATACCTCAAATAGTCTGGGATGAGTATTGCCCTGGTTTATCTCCTCTGCAATTTTTTCAATTGCCATTCGGATTGTTTTTAGCTGAAAGAAAATATTTTGAATGCTTGAGTTATCAAGAATCTGTTTCTGCTTAATATAGTCGTGCTTTTCAATGACTCCAAGATCAACATAGAATTTAAGCATTGAGCCCGTTATGTCTTTGGCCTTTTTCTCAAATTCTGAATTCATTTCAACGAAGTCTAACGGTGGAGCCGCTGCAATCTCAGCAAGCTGTTCATCAATATTGTCGTCTTCCGGAGTAGGTCCGCCCGAATAATTTTTGAGCAGATCCTCAAGCTCACTTTTGATTTGTGCCTTTTTTTCTTTTGTGAATACTCCACTCATTGGATTAATTTAATCTGTTTTCGTTTTTGTCCAGTGCAGGATTTGCAAAAATCTTTATTTGTTTAACGGCTTCAATATGCTCATAAAGATAGGCTTCTAGATAGGCAATGAAAGCGTCCAAAATTGGATTTGCTCCAAACATCTGGTTGGACAGGATCCTTTTCATTAGGGCGTTCTTGTACCTGTACCCTAGGTGAAGGCGATTGTCTTTTCTATTGTACACAACTTGATATAAAGAGTTTCTTATCATAGGACACCGATATTTTTACGAGGTATTTGAGCTTTGATTTGGATATTTAGGGCACCTAACGAAGTGTCAGATAGGCCTTCCGAGTATTGATTACCTTGAGAATCTTTCCAACCTCCTCGGATTACCGGAAACTCATCAAGGCCAATTACGATATCGTTGAATTCGTCCAATCCAACTAGAGTAGTAGAAGATGGATTCGTGATTAGTGCATTTTCATTGGCCTCTCCAATCAGGTTAACGTTCACTGAATCAACTCCAGACAATTCTTCAATCACCTTGATTAGGTCACTCTTAGGAACTCGGTCTTGCCTCTTCAACCTAATGAAATAGTTTCCGACTGCATCCGCAATATCTGATTTTATGATATCTGTTGTAATATCATCGAATGCAATAATACTAATATTTAGCACATATCTAGTGATTTTCGGATCAACAATCTTTAGGTCAGACGAAATCATTTTGGTTCCGGATTTCTCAATGTACTTCAATAACTCGTTCTTTTGGAAAGCGGTTAACTTGAAGCTAGAGGTTGCAAGGTTAAAATAGTCGGTTCCATTATTGAACATTTGGGATACGTCCGGTACCAGGAACAGGTTAATCATTCTTGAGTCTAGGATATTACCGCTGGCGTCTTGATCCAAAAAGACTTTAATGGTTGAGAACATTTGTAACTTTTGTAAAAGAATCTCGTAATTGTCTAGGTTAACGAGCGCAAAGTTTTTTGAGGCTCTTGGTGCGATTAGTCTGGTTAGGATCGGGTCTTCCGGATCAACACCAAAATTTGGAGGACTTACGGTTATGATCGTAAAGTAGTCTGCCATTGTAATCTCTTCGCCGATTGGAGAGAAGCCCGTATCAAGAAAACTAAATAGTACCTGTTTGGGATCATCCGTTTTAACATTACCTGCGGAACCGTCGGTGGTTAAGTACTCAACGACAATCGTTGCACCGACCGTTGGGACCTTACCGAATGAGCCATTGCCGAAATAGAGGTCCAGCCCGTTGGTTATGCCGGTTTTTGCAATAAAGCCTTTTGCATTTCTAGGAATGTCTAGCAGCGACTCGTACTTTGTCCATTGCTCTCCATTTACATAGACATTGACCAAGAAATTATCGATATAATAATTGTTTGGGGCTCCAAGCTGGTAACTTTCAAAAGCTTGACCCTTTGCGGTGAATGTCTGTGACTCAATTTGACCCTGTCTAATATTGAAGATTACGGTAGTCTCTGCACCGGTTAAGGCAAGCCGAACGTCCTCTTGCACAAGCTCTATGCAATAGAGTAGTCCATTATTTTCACACCTAACCCTAAATAGGTTGTTCAAGATTACCTTTGATGCAGGCGGATTAATATTGGGATTGCGAATCAGCCGGATTTGACCGGTCGCTCCGATTGCTCGGCTTGGATTATGACCGGCAAGGCTCGCCAATGAATAGATTGAAGAGACTCTGCTCGCCTCATTGATATTTAATTCGGTGACAGCATCCTCGATATAGTAAAAAATTAGTTGACTTAAGTTTTCTACAACAATCAAGAGTTGCCCGAATGGAGAAGCTGCCGTAAACACGGATCGGCTCTGTTTGAATTTGTCCTGTAGGAACTGAATGCTTTCGCCAAGTATATCTCTGACTCTTATTTTCAGATTGGTGAACAGCCTTAGGCTTGTATTTGAGTTACTAATGTCTGCCATTTAAAGGGTGACTTATTTTAGGTTATTTATCAGGCGGGTTTAAACTTGTGAGAACTGTGACCATCTATAAATAATGTAGTATAATAACCTTATATGGGGATGCCTGGCTTTGACGTTGACAGTTCAGGTACGCTCGCACGCCGAGGATGATGCTAAGACTCGCTAAAACGTATCGCAATTTTTAAGTGGCAACACTAACTTCTGGAGCCTAGTTAACCAAGGCGTTAACACTCCTGTCGCTGAAGAGCTTTTAGCTGCATAAGTGACCAAGCGGCAACTGCTTGACTAACCCAAAGTTGCAAAACCAGCATGGCGTAGCGGCCAAGTCGAACCGTTACCGACTTTTCTCTCTAAGTCGTTAAGGAATGAGATATTTTGTCCAGTTAGAAAATCGGACCAAGCGTGTGAACGAGGGTGTAGTTGAAGGTTAAACGGACACGGGTTCGATTCCCGTCATCTCCACCGTGACTATTTTGGCACTCGGTCTTATATAAATAAAAAACAAAAGACTGAGTGTCAAATTATGTCAAAACAACACAAATATCATTACATTTATAAGACTACATGCACTGTAACTAGTACATATTACATAGGCATGCACTCCACATCTAATTTGAAGGATGGCTATATTGGGAGTGGCCGTAGATTATGGCTTTCCATTAATAAACACGGAAGAACTAATCACACACTTGAGATTCTTGAATTTTTACCAGACCGAAAGGCTCTTGCTGCAAGGGAAAGAAAATTAGTCAATGAAGATATGCTGTCTGATCCAATGTGCATGAATCTTAGACTAGGTGGAGACGGAGGATTCATAAATGACTCACACCAGATTAAATGCGCGTCAGCTGGTGGACAACGCACAGCCGCCCTAATCAAGGAAGACCTTGACTACGCGGAGGCTCACTCTCTAAAAATGTCGATTGCAAATAAAAGGGCCTATCTAAACGGTAAGATTGCAAAAACTCCAGACTGGTCCGGTCGATCTCACTCGGCTGAGGCCAAGCAAAAGATTGCAACCGCAAACTCAATACAACAGAGTGGCGAAAAAAACAGTCAATTCGGCACACGGTGGATGCACCTGCCCGGTGAAAAACCGGTCAAGGTTAAGTTGGCCGAGCTTGATCACTATGCCAAAGCCGGTTATCTATTGGGCCGAGTGAGCTCAAATAAATAACCCTATGAAAACTCTTAATACTGATGACATTTTCCTAAGGAATTTAACGATTGCTCTACTTGATCTGCTAAATGGCGAAATGGTAATGACCATTGCCCGGGGCGATCATCGAGAAGAATTTAGCGTGCCGTTCCTCTACAATTACGGAACCGATGAAGGTTTCCTAAAGGATTTCTATATTGGACTGCCGGATAACTGCCGAATTCCAGTCGCTGAAGGCACCTATGATATTATTCCAAGAGGTATTGTTACGCTATCAAGCTTTCAGGTAAAATCTTCGGATATTACAAATAAGTTCATTAGGGGAAGTTTTACTGAAACTGAAAAGGGCGATAATGATCAAAACGTCTTAACTGGATATTCTGCTCAGCTATTCTCTTTTCCAATGTCGGTTAAATTTGACATAAAGATTATTTGTGATAATTTGAATAAGGCTTTTAAAATCGCTGAGAATATGCTGCACATCAACTATGCAAATCGAGTGGTCTACTTTCAATACAATGGAGTCCGAATTCCAGCACAGTTTCAATTTCCAGCAACAGAAACTGTTGAGAAACAATATAAATTTACGATGACCGACAATAACAAAATCAATGTCAACCTATCGGTCGATGTTGAAACCTACTTGCCTAGTTTCGAGCACACATCTAAGCGTAAAAGCTCTAATGTTATGGAAAGAATCGGTGTTAGTCGTCGCACAGCGGGCGGAGATCCAATCTCAAACGGTTGGAGCGAGCAGGCTTAGTCAAAGTCTAGCTCTAAATCAAAATTATAATACTGGAAAGTCGTTGTGAATGTTGTGAATTGAGGAGTTACCGAAGAATACGACAGGTTCATTTCACTAAGCGACTTTATCATTGGCCGGTTAAAGATGATTGAAGAGACCGCATATCCCTCATTATTTAATAAGGTCAACCTGATGGGTTGAAAGAATGGATGATTGTTATTTGCGGTTGCAGGTACCGATAGTGCCTGGCCTAGCGAGTTTTGACTGTTATCATTTGAGACGTTTGCTGGTTCCAGGTAATTTAGTGCATTATCCAAAAAGATAAAATAGTTTAGATAGGCATCGGTTAACTTGAAAGTGATTTTAAGTTCTCGTGAAAACTGATCAGCAATCGGCTTTGAACTTTGCACCTCTTGCAGCTTGCCCAATGGTCGAGTTTGAGTCTGTAGGCTTGATGTGAATCCTGGAAAATTTATGGTCTGCACGGTTGATGCCATAAAATCAGGC